AAGCAAATCTAATTGGCCTTCTCATTATGAAAGAAAAAATATAGAGGAAAAAGTTAAAGAATTAAGAGTATGGTACACAGGAATTACTCGTGCAAAAAAGGCTTTACATTTGATCAATACTGATCATAAATATCATTTTCCACTAGGAAAATTTTACAATAACTATAAAACTAACTATGAGCACAAAATCAGACTTTGAGAAAGTATTTCCATCTTCTAGACAGGAGGGGGGAGACCATTACCGAAAACATAAAATACAGCCTTACGAATTTATTACAGCTAACAATCTATCTTTTTTTCAAGGTAACGTTATTAAATATATTTGTAGATATAAAGACAAAAATGGAATAGAGGACCTTAAAAAAATAATTCATTATTGTGAACTAGAAATAGAAGAAATGAGGAAATGAGGTGATTGGACATACCGCAAAAACACATAAAAGAATTAGAAAAAATCAATCTTTAAACATGGATGATTACCATCATCCATTTGAAAAAATAGAACAATTAAAAAGATTTAATTTTAATAATTTAAAAATACTTGAGGTTTTTGCTGGCAAAGGAAACTTATCTAAATATTATAATACAATATCAAAGAATGTCTTATCTTTAGATAAAGAAACAACTGGTAATAGTTTTGATTATATTTACAAATTAAGATCTGAGAAAAAAAAATTTGATTTAATTGACATAGATAGTTACGGGTATCCAGATAAATTTTTTCCAACTGTTTTTGAGTGTTTAACTGACAAAGCATATTTAGTTTTTACCTTCCCTATAGTTGGTGTTAATTGTTTAAATGGTATAACAGAACAGCATCATATTAATTTTTGGAGATCAAATAGACCTACAATAGGAGATATTGTGGGTTGTATAACAGATTTTTCACTTAGAAATTGGCAATTAGCTAAGCTAGTTGATGTATCAAAAATTAAAAGAATTTGGAGATTTATATTTTTAATTGAAAAACAAAAAGCAACAATACTTTGTAATGTAAAAAATAGATAATGAAAAAAGAAAAGAATGAATAAACCTATAGAAGTTAATACTAATCTATACGGACGATTAAAAGAAAACGGTATACAATTCAATAATATTATTGATGTTGGATGTTATAAAGGATCTTGGACAAGTAAAGTTAAATTAATTTATCCTGATGCAAACTATTATTTAATAGATCCTAATAATATATATGAAGAAAAAATAAAAACATTAGGAATTTTTTATCAAGAAGTAGTCGGTCAACAAAAAGAAGAAAGAGAATTTAACTTTAGTGAAAACGAATTAGAAGAAACGGGAAATTCTTTATATGAAGAAAATTCAAATATTCAATTTAATAAAAAAACAGTTATGGTAAAACCATTAAAAGATATAGTACCCGATCAAATTTATGATTTGATTAAAATGGATGTGCAAGGAGCAGAATTAGAAATTATGGAAGGTTCTTTAGAATTATTTCAAAAAACTAAATTTGTTCAATTAGAATGTCCCATCCATCATAACAATAAAGGTGCTCCTAAGTTTGAACATTATATTAACTATATGGCTAATTCTAATTTTAAAGTATTTGACATTGATACAATTTTCTTTAATACCAAGTTAATGGTCTTAGATTTTCTTTTTGTAAACACATTATTACCTAAAGTATCTTCATTAGAAAGTGAAACTATAACTTATAATAAAATATGACACATCAACTTAACTTTATTTATCAAGAATCGGATTGGGTTTGCCCATCTGAATACCCAGATCTTTCACATGCTGATTGTATAGCTATAGACTTAGAAACTAAAGACCCTAATATAAAAACATTGGGACCTGGATGGCCTAGATTTGATGGTGCTATTGTTGGATTTGCTATAGCTACAGCAGGTCAACAATATTACTTTCCTATACAACATGATGCTGGAGGTAATATGGATTTAGCTGTTACCACTGCGTATATACAAGATTTATTAAAATTACCTTGCCCTAAGATATTCCACAACGCTCAATATGACGTAGGTTGGTTAAAAATTAATGGATTTGAAATAAACGGCAAAATTATTGATACTATGGTAGCTGCTGCTGTAGTTAATGAAAACAGATATTCTTATGCATTAAATTCTTTAGGATTTGATCTATTAGGTGAAATTAAATCAGAAGCATTTTTAAATGAAAAAGCAAAAGAATGGGGTTTAGATCCTAAACAAGATTTATGGAGAATGCCAGCTGGGTTTGTGGGTCATTACGCAGAACAAGACGCAGCATTAACTTATAAACTGTGGCAGCATTTAAAACCAATTATTATAAAAGAAAATCTTCAAGATGTATTTGATTTAGAAATGGAACTACTGCCAATTTTAATTGAAATGAGGATGACTGGATTAAGGGTAGATTTAGATAAAATTAAAATATTAAAAAAAGAATTTATTAGTGATGAAAATAAAATATTAAGAGAGATTAAAGATCTTACTGGAATGGGGGTAGATATTTGGGCGAATAGATCAGTAGCAAAAGTATTTGATCACTTAGGGCTAGAATATCCTAGAACAGAAAAAACAAAAGAACCAAGTTTTACTTCTAATTGGTTACAGAATTGTGAGCATAAGATAGCTAAATTAATTAGAGATGCTAGAGAAGTTAATAAATTTCATTCTACTTTTTTGGATGCTATTGAACGTCATTCTTTTAAAGGAAGAATTCATTCTGAAATTCATCAATTAAGATCGGATGGAGGAGGAACAGTATCTGGTAGATTAAGTTATTCAAATATGAACTTACAGCAGATACCAGCAAAAAATAAAGATTATGGAGATAAGATTAGAAGTTTATTCTTACCTGAAGAGGGAAGACAGTGGGGGTCATTTGATTACTCGCAACAAGAACCACGGCTCGTTGCCCACTATGCAGCATCTATTGAACAAGGATTTACTGGAGCCGATGAATTTATTAAAGCATACCAAAACGAAGAGGCTGATTTTCATCAACTGGTAGCTGAAATGGCTGGTATACCAAGATCTGCAGCTAAAACTATTAACTTAGGTATATTTTATGGAATGGGTAAAAATAAATTATCTAGAGAATTAGGTATATCTAAAGACGATGCTGAACAATTACTACAAAGATACGATGCTAGAGTTCCTTTCGTTAAAAAATTAGCATCTGAAGTAATGGCATCTGCTAGTAAATTTGGTTTCATAAGAACAATTAAAGGTCGTAAATGTAGATTTGATATGTGGGAGCCTACCACTTTTGGTATGTTCCAAGCAATGAAATATGAAGAAGCTAAGGCTCATTATGGCAATAACATTAAACGAGCAGGCACATATAAAGCATTAAATAGGTTAATTCAAGGATCTGCAGCTGATCAATCCAAGCAAGCTATGATTGATTGTTATAAAGCTGGTTATAGACCTTTACTCCAAATCCATGATGAATTATGTTTTTCAATAAATGAGGAACAAGAAGATATTAAAAAGATATCTGATTTAATGGAAAATTGCATAGAAGGCTTAAAAGTACCTTTTAAAGTAGATGTAGCAATAGGACGGAGTTGGGGTGAGGCAAAAGAAAAGAAAGAATAGTTATTGGAACTGGTTTTTTAAACAAGCTAAGGAGATACAAAATGAGTATAAAAAAAATGTTAAATTCAAAGAAAATCAAATCAAATCAAAAAAATGACCTTCAGGGGTATTATTGGGATGGTAAACAATCTTGGTTACTATACCGTACAGCAGATGGTAAAGACTTTAAGATAAAAGCATAAATTGTTGTATTACAAACAAATAAATGCTAAGATATTATGATAAAAGCATATAGATATCAGGTTAGATATAAAAATTTATATTACGATGGGATAACCTGGGGAAAAGACGAAAACGAAGCAGGTTTTAATTTTGTCGAAAAAATTAAGAATGGCGAAATTAAAGGAAAAGAAAATAGCAATCGTGGAGATCGATTGTTTATAACCTACGAGGAGATAGAGCAATATGATGAAAAGCTCGCAACAGATCCTAGCGGAAAAAATGAGACTTGAGTCTCAGTGGAATATTTCATATTTAGAAAATGGAAGAATAACTCCAGATATGAATATCATCCAAGAAAAAATAAAACACTGCAGAAGGCAGTTGATTAAATTAGATCAAGAAGAAGCTGGATTTGAATATAAAAGTTTAGATAGTGCAGATGATGCACTTTCTGTAGCTACGTAAATTTTTTAGTCCTATAATTAGGATTTGGAATTTTATCTGAATTGCACTGTCTACAAGAATCTGTGACAGTCTTTAAAGGAACTTTTGACACTATCATAGTAATCCATCCTTGACCATCACAGACATGACAATTTACTGATTTTTTATTTTGATAAGTTAAAAACTTATTTAACATCTGCTGTGATAGTTTCCACATGTTTCACTACCTTATTCATATCCCATCCTTGAGATATTTTTAAATTTAAAAAAGCAAATTGTTTAATAAACTTTTCTACTGGTAAGTATGGTTTAAGTGCATGCGCAGCTTTTACATCTTCCATAGAAAACTTTTTTCTTTTTAATTTATTCATCATATTTTTTTGAAGAATGGGCTACCGAAGTAGCCCAGTTACTCACTTCTTCATCTCCCTGCCTTCTTTTAGCATTTGTTCTCTCATTTTATCATGAGGAACTCCTTCTTTTTTAGCAACTTTTGCAACTTCCTGATCAACCATTTTATCAATCATAGCACCAGGTTTACGATAACCATGTTTGCAAAGTGCCTGTAGGATATAGTAGCTGCTGGATCCAACAGCTACTGATTTCCACTTACTTATATCCATACTCCTTTTCCTTTCTTATTGATCCAATTGATCGGTTTCGTTATACCCACGATCCTTGACCCACTGAATTAATTTTATTTTTTTATATTTATCACCTTTTAAACCAGAGTTATAAATATGTTCAAACCATTGTAAATAACTTTCTCTATTAGTCGCTGACATAAGTTTCATGCCATTAACTTTTAAAGAAGATTTAAAACGATCCCAATTAAAATCTGGGTGTTTGTTAGTCATAATAAAAGCTGATATAAAAGCACGTTTGTAATTAGGGATATATTGCTTTGCTATAAGCATCCTTTCACCTAAATCATGCGCTTTTTTTAAATTACCAGACGGTATTTTAAAATTACCTAACATAAAATCACTAGCAATGTTTTTATACATAGCACTTTTTTGAAGCAACATTAGAATAGCGGCTTCAATAGTAACTTCATATTTTTCAGAAATATGTATAGCAATACCGTAATCTTGCTTACCTCTTTTATTATGAAAGCTGGCGTAGTTATTAAGAGACCATCTTTTTTGATTTGCATTAATTCTTGCAACATCTAAATGATCTTCAAAATCACCTAATATAAATTTAATAGGTAATCCTAATTGTCGGTATGCTTCCAGCCTATGCTGTCCATCCATAAGAGACATATCTCTTTTATTGACGATAATAGGGATATCTAATTTTCTATCCGCTATATTTCGTTTAAGACGATCGACATGAGATTGATCAACATCTCGATTGCCTCTTACTTTTTTAAATTGATTGTAATTTTTTGTTTCAAATACAACCGATTTAATTTCTTTATTTGTGTTATGCATATTTTCCTCCTAATTTATAGTTTTCTAAATCAGACATTAGCATTTCGTCTGATTCGGATTGTTGGTTTTCCTCATGACAATGCAATTCATCATAGACAAGCGAAGTTGCTGTACTTTCGTCAAATAATGTAATTTCAGTATCTTGAGTTGATAAAGGTAAGGCAATCAATTTACTAACTGCTTCTTTAAACTGTGAGTCGCCATCAGTAATTGGTTCACCTTTATATGTAACCAGAGGAACGGAATATAAAATTTCACGAACTGATTCGTCAAATTTTTTCCAAGCCTCTGAGTTTATTTTTTTCATCATATTAACTGTAGATGTATATATGGAATTAAAATAAGTCAACCCATAAAATTAAATTATTTTCTTTAAAATCCCATAGGACAATCCTATATAAATTTATAGGATATTAATCCAATTGCCACATTTTTATATTTGAGGTATAATATATGATTATGCCAATACCA